CTTCCAAGCCCTGTTGTTCCTGCCACGCCTGTGACAGAGACTGTCGCCGCACCCGTAACCGTAACTGATCCCAGCGAGCCTGTGCCTGCCACGCCAGTGACCGAAGTGCTTGCGTCAGCCGAGACCGTAACTGACCCAAGTGTTCCCGTGCCCGCAACTCCCGTAGGACTAACAATTGCCGCACCCGTAACCGTAAGTGAACCAAGAGTACCAGTGCCTGATACGCCAGATACACCAGCATCCGCAACACCGGATACAAAAACCGACCCAAGAGTCCCTGTTCCCGCAACTCCTGTGACGCTGACATTTGTATCTCCGTTGACCGTGACTGTGCCAAGAGTCCCTGTTGCTTCAGGCACTCCTTCGCCATTACCCCACGTTCCGTCACCCCATCCATGAGAGGACGAATTCCATCCGCTAAATGCAACCTTGACATCAGCCACACGTTACATCCTATGCAATCCTAATAATTGCGTTACTAGCGTCTGCTGCTGGAAACTGAACGGTAAAATCACCACTTGTAGATGTCTTATCCGCTCCAAAATCCAGTATCGCTACTGCTCTATTAGCTGATCCCGCTGTAGTAGAGGAGTTATAAATTAACGCTCCTCTTGCAGTAATAGTGCTACTAGACCATGTTGTATCAGCAAAGTCAGTCAGTGCTGTAGTACCTGATGTAGTGGGATCTACATTAGTCAGCGTGTTACCGCCAGCCGTATAGTTAGTGCCTGTAGCAGAAACTTCGTTAGTTGTTGCATAAGCTGTAGTAGATGCAGACATTGTTGCGCTGCTAGTAAACAAAGCAATCTTAAATGTATTGCCTGTACCCGTCGTAGTAGTCGTACCGCCGCCAGAGCCATTATGAAAATTATGAATACCCTGGAGTAATTCAGATTTAAAACTCGTCGCCATAGCTGTTGTAATAGCCATTACAGTCTCCTTAAAAGATCAGCAAGTTCTGGATGGCCCTGCTGAATAAAATCGTTAGCAAGCGTTGTTCTATCACTTTTAATCGCTTGTTTAATAATACCTAAAATTACGTGATAAATGCGACTTTTAAATGCTTCTGCTTGTTGTCTAACCACCGGATCTACTGAAGAAGACACGCTGACAATCTGTTCCACAGCACGTTCAGCTAACTCTTCAGGACTTAACCCTCTGTTTTCCGTTGTTTTAACAACAACATCTCCTATGTTAGATTCAACAGCCATTTTAAACATTATCTACCCTTGGAAATGTCATAACGATACTCGTCTTTAGCTCCATAACCTTCCCCAAGGTCTTTCAAAGCAGCTATAGCTTGTCCAAATCGTTGTTCATATTGAGCGATTTCTTCCGGAACTTTTAAAAAAGTAGCTGCTTCTACCAAAGTGCCGTATAACAACGAATCGGGAGCATTAGTAGATAGCCATGTTGTTCCACTGTCTGCGCCCGCCGTTAAAGAAGCAGGTCGATATTTGTAATGCAACTCGAAAGAATACCCACTATCTGGTGTTGGAGCTAGTATAAAGGTGGTGTCATCAAACAAACCATAGTATTTAGGAACCCCGGTTGTCGATGAATTGGGGGTATACGAACGTATAAAAGAAACGTGCTTGAATAAAAGATAGTTATATTCGCTACTATTAATAACAGCTAAACTGTATGGCGCTAAAAAATCACTCGGAGTGGATAGGTAAGTATTATTGTTTGTAGCCGTTCCCGTTACATTTTTTCTGAAAACCGGCAACTCTACATTTTTTAATACTCGTTCTTCTGCCTCCTGTATGAATGTAGTCAGCTGTGTATCAAAAGTGCTTTCTGATGTTTCGCAGTAATCTTTTACAGCTGTTTTTAAAGTTGATAGTGTCCAAGTCATTTTTTATCAAGGTGTGTTAGCTGTACCGCCCATTCCACTATGGTTAGTACAATAATAGTATAATGTCGGTGCGCCAGAAGCTACGGTTATTTGTGTGTAAGCTCCTGAACTGCCCGGTGTGCCGTTTGTTGTAACTCCTGTAGTGTATTCAGATCCTCCTGCATGAGTTCCATTTGCTGTAGTAGAAAATCTTAGTGGATGAGTGCTATTACTGCTATCGGATTGGTCAAATTTATATGTTTGGCCCTCCGTTAAAGTTAAAGTAGGACTAACTGATCCGTCTATATAAAATTTGTTGCCTGTTCCATAAGAATTTGTTCCTGTAGCTACAGTCACTGTGTAAGTTGTGACCGCTGCAGTTACTGAGATTGTTCCAAGCGAAGCTGTACTTGCTACACCTGTTACTGCCACATCAACTTCTGTGTTCGTAGTAATTGAAACACTACCCAACCCAGATGTACCACTAACGCTGTCTGGTGTAATTGTAACGGCGGTTTGCGTTGTGCCTACCGTAACAGTTCCAACTTGAACAATCCCCCGTACTGGAATAAAAGTGCGTTCGGTAACCAGGGGAACACCTACTACAACCACGGTTGGCTCTACACGGTCCGGTCTAGCATTGCGCAAAGCTTGAGGGTCGTCTGCGTTTGGTGGAGGAAATAATTGCGGTTGTTTTGGGTCAAACTCATCTGGTCCGACCAAAGATCCATTCCATTCTCGTTTCATGGAATTTAATTTGTAACGAAAACCAGATCTATCTGATATTCCGTAAGCGTATTTTCCTCTAGCAAATGCTCCCATCGTTACGACCTATACGTTTCGTATGAAGGGCTTATGCGTAAAGAAGCACGATCTCTATCTTCGTCAAGAGCCCGTTGTAATTCTTCTTCGTAAATAGTTTTTAAAGCCCCCATAAGTTGTGGGTTTCGTTTCATAGACAAGTAATACGCCAAACCTGCAGTTAAACAAGGATAGAACCTAAAAGGAACTTCTGCTGTGTTTGTATAGGCGTCTACGTCATCAATTCTAGTTAACCTGTTAAATTTAACAATATCCGTATCGTTATCTGGTGCGGGCCAAATTTGTAACACAGGCGTTATCTGCCTGTTTAAGAAAAATTGATTTGGCCTACCCGATTGTGACTTGTTAGGTATGTTAAGAAAACTTGAACGGCTTACTCTTTGTATTTCAAAATCTGTGCTGTCTCGGGTAACCACTGCGGACAAGATATCTATTGTAGACTGCACGTTTGTTAAGTCTACCGACGCTGCTAAAGTGCTCGACGCTCCGCTAGTGCCTCCAATAATTGTTTCTCCACTGGAAAACGTTCCAGAAGGAATTGTAATAGCCAAGGTAGTGCTGGAAGGTTTACTGGTAACGCTGGCTGTTGCTGCGCTAGTGCCACCGGTAAGGGTTTCTCCGACAGAAAAACTAGTAGTAGAACCTACTGTCATTGTTAAAGTTCCACCAGGGTAATCTCTTATGCCCGTAGCTAAGGTTATGGATACTTCTTCAATGGTCCATTGATTTAATCCACGATTGGCCCAATCGGCAAACAGTAAGTTAAGAGAGCGTTTGGCGCTTCTTAGATCGTAACCAGTACGAACTTCTAAACCGCAACGTTCAAATGCTTCTTCCACGTACTCAGCAACGTCTAATTCAAAATCTTTGCTTCCACTTGTAGCCATTATTTTTTCTTCCTGCGACGGCGCGGTTTGCGAACAGGTTTTTCAGAAGAGTAAAGGTTATCAAAAACCTTGTTAACGTCCAACGTGTAATCTAACTCGCTTTTTGAGTAATGAATGTGCTGCGAAGGTTTAAAGTCAGGAGCGCCTTCGCCAGTAGAAAACCACGCAGGATGTGTTACTCGCACCCTGTTGTTCGGCAATGCTACAATATTACCCGTCCATTTGCCTGCATCTAACAACTCCAGTACATGCGATTGTTTATGTTGAGCCGGGTCATCGGCTATTTCATTTTCAGCGTAATCAACAGTGAAATAATATTTTGCCGGGTAAAACTCGCCATCTATTTTAGCAATCCAGGGGCAAGGGGTAGCTCGATCTAGAACATAAACCGAGTGGTTATGAGACGAACAATCCCAAGGTTGCGCTGCCCAAACAGGCATAGGTTCGGGCCAACCTTCGTAGTCCGAATCAGCAATTAAACCGGTAATCGGCATTCTAGCCCACATTGCGCCACCGTGTACGTTTTCATCATCTGTATCAACTTCTGCCCCTGTGAATATAACTTGAAAGGACAAGCAACGAGTAGGCATTGTTGTAACAGCCACAGCCATAGCATGAATAAACTCGCCATGATATTTTTCATGGTTGTGCGTATATTCCCGCCGCACCCAACATTTAAAATACGGGATGTTTGACTGTAAATACGCCATTTACTGCTATGGCGTTAGTTTTTTAACCGCACCACCTTTATTCATCATGCGCTTTTTCTTCGTGCCGCCTTTGTTCATCATCTGGCCTTTTTTGACAGCGCCGCCCTTATTCATCATGCGCTTCTTAACAGGACTGTTTTTGTTTTGCATCTGGCCTTTTTTGACAGCGCCGCCCTTATTCATCATGCGCTTCTTCTTAGTGCCGCCCTTGTTTTTTTGTTTCCTGACGGCTGCGTTACCTATGTTTACTCTTGAACCCGGCATAACC